GCCATCCGCGATAACGATAATCACCTGCCCCGTGGCGCCCATGGCCGGCGCCAGGCATCCGTAGCGGCGCTGGATAGCGCGCTGCGCGAAAGCGGTACCGGCTATTCCGGCGAAATGGAAGTCAGCGCTGAGCAGGCGAAAGGCCGCGAAGACAGCGAAGACACCCCAACGGTTAACGAAACAATCGTGACTGAAAGATCCGGGAGCAAGAAAAAATGACAACGAGCCTGTCGGGATTCATCGAATTCGTTCGAACTGACATGGGCGTTACCGCCGCGCAGGTTCCCGACGACTCGCCGTCTTTCACCCTGGCGTATGGCGGCGCGGTTGAGTGGGTAAACCCTGATATCGCGTGCGTCACGCCGAATCTGTACACCGTTGCCGTGTACAACCTGGGCGCGTCTTTCCTGGTCAACTATGGCACGGAATCGGTATTCGCCGAGTTCAGGAAAGAGTATGGCCTGAATAATTTCAAGGCTGGCGTAATTACTGGAGCCGGGGATAACTCAACCAGCGCTCAGCGCCTGGTGCCGGACTTCTTCAAAGACCTGTCACTGGCTGACCTGCAGATGTTGCAGGACCCATGGGGACGCCGGTACCTGATGATCGCCCAGCAGTTCGGCAGCCTGTGGGGGCTGTCATGATCACCTTCCACCTGGGGGTGATTGACGTCCCGTATGAGGATGAGAACACCACGACCGGAGACGTCGCCGAGTATCTGGAGGAAAAGTACCAGATCATGCAGACGTTTTTCGACAGGTACAGCAACGACATCGCTGACCTGATGGCGAACGACCTGGCCGCGTCGCTTGAGAATATGATGGCCGGCGCGCCGCCAGCGAAAGACCCACTGGCAGAGTCGATGTCACGGATCCATGACCTGTTTGTTGCCTTCCTCGACAACACCGAAATGAACGGATTACCTGGTGTGCCTACGCGCCGCGCGCTGGACGGTATCTCCCGGAGATTCAAGAACAAAAAGGGGCCTCCGCGCCCGTCATTCATCGATACCGGAACCTATCAGGCCGCGATGCGCGCCTGGGTGAGCGGGGTGCTAAATGCCTTCCCTGGATGAGTTGCAGCAAACTGCAAAAACCGAGCTTAACGCCACGCTGACGCAGGGTCTTGATGACCTGAGCCGCTTTCAGGTGGTCACGTTCACGAAGTATATCCGCAAGGTGTTGCCCCTCGATGGTTTCGTCTTCTGGGTGAAGGCTTCTGTTCTTTCGGACGACCCCAGCAGCGAGCCCGATACGGTCGACGTCAAAGGTTATCTGCACCTGACGACCGAGACCATACAGGACGATGAACAACTCTACGACCGGAACGTCGTAACGTTTACCGCGCAGGCGGACATCGACCCGTTCAACGATATCGGATCTGATGTCCTGTATATCGGGGAATTCTTTGGCCTCCAGTTTTCCTTCTCCCGGCGCACCGGGCTGAACGAACCGGCCAACCTCTACCACTACACAGGGGAGGCAATCTTCCCCTACATGCGATCGCAGATCATCAACTCTGCAGATGACATCGATCTGGCTGATGTGGTGGTTTCGAGTTCATTGCCGGTATGGCTGACGCTGAGCCAGTACATGCCGATGTTCCCGGCCATGCTGTCGACGCAGAACCTGTCACCGCCGTACGCAACGGTGAAGTGCAGCAACACCGCGCCGATTGCCGGGAGCTTTTACCTCGATGAGCAGCAGAACCAGTATCAGCTGGTTTCCGAGGATGTGACGATCTCCATTACTGGCCTGCGTAATGCCGGGGTTGAAGATTTCCTCAGGTATGTACAGCAGTACACGCTCGGCGATGACGCGGAAATGGGTGTGATGAATATCCCGGTCGTTCAGGACGAGCGCGTCACACAGAACGAGCTGAACATCATCGCCATGAGAAAAACCATCAAGTTCAAAGTCAACTATTACCAGCAGCGCATGCGGAACGTCGCGCGCAAGCTGATCACGTCAGCGATTCCGTCCATTTACCCGGAGAAATAAATAAATGGCAATTGTTAACATTAACGTCTCGGTGACCAACCCACCGAAGCCCTCTCAGCTGCTCAAATCCGGCGCGATGATCTCCATGGGCGGAACAACCCTGGCGGAAGGTGAGTATCAACTCCTGACGACTAAAGACGATCTGAAGGCTATTACCTCACCAGCAAAGACCATTTCAACGATCACATGGGCAACTGGCGTGGTTACGGTGCCCCTCTCGGCGTCGCATGGATGGAACGTTGGCGACACTATCCCGCTGGTTGTCTCTGGTGTTACTCCAGCAGCGTATAACCGCGCCGTCACCGCCACCGTGACCACGTCTACCGCCTTCACTTATCCGCTGGCGACGGACCCCGGCACGGCAACAGTTATGGGTACTGTGAAAACCGTAGCGGCAAACGAAATCATCGAGATGAACACCACGTTCTGGGCTCAGGGAACTACCCGCGCGGTCTACGTGCTGGAGCTGGGCGACGTGTCTGTCGCTGCTGCTGTGGCTGCACTGGCCGACTTCATCGATGAGGATATCTCTCTGGGCAACACCTACCAGAAATTCTTCTCGTACCTGGTGCCGCGCGAATGGGATGGCGAAACGACGTTTAAAACCCTGACGGGCCTGTATACCAGCCCAGCGTCACTGGTTTATTTCTTCATCACCACTACGACAGCCACTTATCCGGACTGGGTCGCCACCAAGAACAAATCTGTGTGTGCGGGGGTGGAATCGCCAAACATCCCTGCTGGCGAGTTTTCCATGGCGTTCCCGTTCCAGTCCTCGCTGGCAAACGATCCTGGCTCTTCAAACATGGTACCGCCAATGGCGTACCGTTTTGGCTACGGCGTAACCGAGTATCCGGTAGAAGGCAATGGCACGCTGCTGAAGCAGCTCCAGGACAACAGCATTAACTACGTCGGCACCGCCGCGGAAGGTGGGCTGAGCAACAAAATGCTGGTGGCTGGCCACATGCTGGACGGCAACCCGTTCAACTACTGGTATTCAGTAGCATGGACTGCAATCAACCTTGAGCTTGACCTGGCTAACGAAATCATCAACGGGTCAAATACCAATGTTAACCCGCTGTACTACGAGCAGAACGGCATCGACCGCCTGCAGCGCCGAGCGCTTAAGACGCTGCGCAACGGCATCAGTTACGGCCTGATCCTTGGTCGCGTGATTGGTACCGCACTGACGCAGCAGGATTTCAATACCGAGTACGAGAAAGGCACGTATGCCGGTAACGCGGTAATTAACGCCGTGCCGTTCGCGAATTACACCAGCCTGAACCCGTCAGATTACGCCGATGGCAAATATAACGGCCTGAGCGCCGTGATGACGCCGCGCCGCGGCTTCGAATCCATCACGTTTAACGTGAACGTAACCAACTTTGTAGGGGCGTAAAAAATGGCAAACCCATTAGTACCGCAGGGATTCCTCAATCGTGTACGCGGCGCGGTGTCGGTAACTGACGTGCCAGCGCTGAATATCACCGCCTCTTATCTTGGGAAGGACGCTATCAGCATGCGTCCTGATGGCCCGGCGACGGACATTATCCCGACGCTAACAGGCACCGTAGGAAGCCAGGCGCCATATCAGCAGGTGACCGTCACCGTCCATCTGCTGCGCACCCAGGGGTTGAGCGACAGTTACAAAAACCGGTTTGCCACTGACACGGCACTGGGCGAGGTAGTGATCACCCCTGACGCGAACACGCTGAGCAATTTCACCGTGCTTAACGCTTATCTGGTGAACTTCAACGAACTGCCGTTTACCGGTATGGATGCCGGGTACGTGGTGACCATCAGCGGTTATATCCTGGCTAACGATAATATGTGGGTCTGATTGTGAAAATTGACAAAAAGCTCAACCTGGTAACAAACATCACCCGGGAAGACGGGTCAATCGTGTACCTGCATGTGACCCCGTTCCCGTATGAGGTGGTGGAAGAGCACTGCCTGCTGCTGGGCAACCTGTTCACCAACTTCATCTCACAGGTGGGCGGCCTGGGAGCGGCGCGTGTCGCCGCGATGATGCTCCGTAAAAAGCTCCAGCGCGAGCAGGAACTGAGGGGCGAAGATAACCAGCAGGCTAAGCAGGCTCCGACCATCGTTGACGAGATCCAGCGCCTTACATCTGTGGTCTGGAACGACGGAGGAACCTGGAAAACAACATCATTCGACGCCGCGATGAAGCAGGGGATTATCTCTCCTGACGAATACCGCGAAGTTGAAGGTGAGGTGGTTTTTTTTATGGTTTCCTCTGCCATTCAGAAAGCCCACCTGATCGCCCCGACAGTGGGATCAGTGATCGGCATGTTCGGTGGGCAACTCGTATCATTGAGCGTTACGGCGTTCCGCGATTCGTTGCTGACGTCGAATCCGCCTACCGATACCCAGACCCAGAATGCCCAGCCGGAAACGTCATATATACCCTCCTAGACTGGGCGTCTAATGAGGGGTTCTGGCGGGTGATCAGGGAAATCACAGGTGAAGAGTTTGCCAGCCCGGCGCAGTACCGCCAGCGTTACATCATTTCCG